CTTGAGCAATAGCAATCGAAGCGCCATAGATATAGGCGGGATGAGCGCTGCTTGCTTGCACCACCAGGGAGGTGCGGTTGTCACGGACACGATCATCAGGGCGACGATCGGGAGAGGGGACAATCAGGTCAAAGCTTTTGAAAGAAGCTTTGTCGGCAGCCAAGTTATCAATTTTGGCATAGCCGATCAGCTCAAAAGCTTCAACGCCGGGCCAGCCGTAAACACCTTCGGTGTTGTACGAGGAAAGGCGGTTGATTTGATTACCGGGCTGCAGAATAGCACCGGCTTCTTCTTTGTAAGTAGCCATTGTAGTTACCTCCTATCCTCAAACAATGGTGAAAGCGGCGGTTACAAAGTCCTTGTTCAGGTTTGCAAAACCGGCGTAAAGCTGCCAAATCAGGATGATGAAGCGGCTGAAATCGTCGTTATTGTTAATCAGTACCTGAGCATTAGGACCACCGATGCCCACGCCAACGGCCTGAGGACCGAAGAACAGAGCGGGAGGAGTGTTGTGCGAAATAGCACCACCACCGTCGCCAATGTCCACGGTAATGGACTTCTCAGCAAAGTTGGTGGACTCGAAGAAACGCACACCTTCAAACACAAAGCCAGAAGGCATCACGGGTTCGCCAGCAACAAACTGAGCTTGGCCGTACTGACCACCACCGTAGATGGCAGCGTTGGGACCCATGGCGCCCATCAGGGGGTTGGGTTGGCCCATGCCAGGGTAGCGGGCAACTTCACGGAAGCCTTGATCAGCACGCAGGTCCTTCATGAAAGAGGGATCAGCGATACAACGGTAATAACCGTCAGCAAACACAGGGGTGTTCCGCTTGCGAAGCTGCTTAACAACTTCAAGCAGGTCAGTCTTAACGTTAAACTTATAACGCTCCGAAGCGTACTCGGTAGCAGAATAAGCAGTCAGAGCGGTAGAGCTGGTCTTGACTTTACCGTTGGGGTAGTAATAACCACCTTGGGTGTCAGAAGCGGCACCGCGTGCTTCGGATTTCGAGAATTCATCGAGGAACACCCGATCGCGCCAGCGGCGGTAATCATCCAGCAGGGTCAGGCTACCAATGGACTGGTGGAACATATTAAGGTTCCCGGTGTCCAGAAGCAGACGCTGAGCGGTCATCAGCGTTTCACGAGCAATCTTGAAGGTGCTCGGAAGGTTGGAGTTGTTCGGGTCGGCAGGGCCAGTGTACTCACGAAGAGACACAAGCACCTTGTCCTTAACGATGGAGCGGCTGTTGGCGGTTCCGATCGTCTGGTCTTGGGTACGCTCGCGCTGCGTTTTGGTACCGGGATTACCCCAGAAACGGTAGCGATCGAGTTGTACAGTTTGACCAGGTTGCTTGGTGAAGTCGTGGACAACTACGGGTTCCGCAGCCATCTCAACGATATAAGCTGGATGCGGGCGGTAAAGCTCAGCACCCAGCAGTTTGGGAAAGTCGTTATCAATAAACATGTTGGTATCGCAGCGTAGGGTTTAGCTGATACCAGGATCACAAAGATCCATGGTAGCAATAGACCAAAAATCAAAAAAATCTAATAATTTTTAAGATTTTGTCATTACTGGCCTGGAACTTGAGTCCCATTACAAAAAATTATAGCAACACTTTATCAATCCCGGTTATTAAGCTTCGGGATTTACCATCATTGGGAAATTGTAACCATTCAGAATATTACCAGGGGAATAGAGCATCGGTGCCATGGTGCCCATTGCATGGTAAGGGTTGACATACCCATCGGCAGGCTGCATGGTGGCTTGCCCAGCCTGAATTTCAGGATCTAGTCCAGAAGCAGCCTGCATTGCCAATGCGGTCATGGCTTCTTTGGATTGCTTCCGGGATTCAGATTTTTTAACTGCTTTTTTGGCTTTAGATTTGTCCATTAGCGGCGACCTTTTTGGCGTGGCATGGGAGGTTGAATGCCCATCGGTAATTGCCCAACCGGTGGCATATACGGCATGAGCATGCGTTGCTCATTCATGACAATTTGATCTTGCGCGTATTCTGCTGCGTCCAAAAATTGTGGCGTAAGCAAACCATTCCGAGGAAGTGGGGAACCGGGAAGATTCAATTTAAGATAAGAGGCATCTAAATCGGCGGGCAAGCGTGGTTGGGGAGCGTTTGGATTGCCGATTTGTGGCGTCATTCCACGAGCACGGATTTGTGCATATTCATCAATATGACCAAATTGCGACTGTTGCTGCAAATCACCCACCCCAAAAGTTGCCAAAGATGGTGAGCCAATCGGGCCGCCAGCAGTTCCAATTTGAGACAGAAACTGCGCTGCACGATCCCCCGCACTAGCTTTTTTTGATGCCATAATAATATTTTTTAAAAAATAAAAAAGGGGCGGCCTTTGCTACCCCTTATTTTACAACTTGTAATTGTTACCTAAAGGATCACTCCATCACCAGAAGCTTTTGGCGGAAGACTTCGGGATTCTGTTGAGCAGCATTCAGATAACGCCAGGCATTAGCCGGGTCACGGTCAGCAAGGGAGCCAAAGCTGTTCCAGAAGGCTTCAGGATTACCTTGACCTTGGGGCTGCGGGGGAACGGGCATCTGAGGACGCTCGGGTGCCACGGGGCGCTGGAACTGCTGGCCAACGGTTTGCATCTGGCCCTGTGCCTGAGCATAACCCACTTCTTCATCGGGGATCGGATAGGGACCGTTCTGCCCGAAGAATTCACAGGTGTAATCAGCAAGAACATCCGGATCAGTCAGGATGGTTTCATATGCTTTATGTTCAGTCGACAGTTCTTGAAGCAGGTTAACGGCCTCAATCAGCTGTTGATTGGTTTGAATTAAAGCATCCTCAAGCTGACAGGAGTAGTTATTAAGAACCGCCGGAGCATCGGGGCCGAAATAATCAACAACCTCAAGACTTGCTTCGCTTACCCCGTTTGCCAGGAGCTGCTCCCTGCTGATCTCCTGAGAAGTTGGGGAAGAGACGTTGGAGTAGGCCTGGTTGCTGTTGATCCCAGGCGTAAAGGTCTGCATCCCCGCGTTGCTGTACTGGGGAGCCAGTTGGGAACCGTAATTGGCCTGCTCGGCTTGCTGGGTCCCGGCTGATTGTTGACCCTGGAACGGGAATTGGACGGGAGAACTCAGGAGCCCCACCACCCGGTTGAATGCCTCCTTGTAAGGATTCTCCGCTTGTTGGGGAGCCTGGGGTGCTTGGGGGTAGAACTGTGTAGGGCTGGATGGGTAACTTTGGACCCCCATCTGGGCCTGCATTTGCGGGGCTGGGGCCACTGCCGTTTGGTAGGGCGCCACCCATTGAGAAGTTGTCGCTACCGCCGGAGCTTGAGCCGCCGTCTGCGCTACTGGAGCCGCGTAGCTGATCGGCTGGGTCGGGGATGCTTGGGGTGCCGATTGGGTCGGCATTGCGGTATCGGCCTGCATAGGTTACCTCTTTTTGTAGGCTTTCGAGAGTTCGGTAAAGGAAGGGGGTGAGATCAAGTCTCGGGTCCGCAGCCATTGGGAGATTGGGTTGCTGCGGGTGTGGTGTACGCATTTCTTGATTGATTAGATCAATAAATACGGAGTAGGCCCTCTGTACCTCCCCTACCATTCGGAATGGGAAACCCGAGAGCATGCTCGCAATTTCGTCATCCGTTTTCGAAGGGAATAAATACTTCAGTGCTTCAATGCTATCAACCCCCAACTCTTGTAGGTTCCTTGTAAAGATAGATTGGTTGAGTTTATCCTGAGCGGTGTCTTCATAAACAGGACCCATCCAGCGCCATTCAATCGTCCGATCACCGTCGGGGGCTAATCCCAGGACACCATCAGGGATCTCTTTTGTTTCCAAGGCAGCTTCGATTGCTTTTTGCAGCCGCTTTTCGTAGTTTGCTTTTTGCTTTTCATATTTAGCAACTGCAGCCTCGTCCTCTTGATCTTCTGGTGGGGACGGATATTTAATGCCAGAGGCAAAAGCCAGTGATTTACGGAAGATTTGCTCCTCCTGAAAAATCATTAATTCAAAACACCGGCAAATGCCATATGTATATAACTGTAAACATTTTTTCTTTGCAGTTGCACTTACACGGCCATAAGCTGATTTAATTTCAGTTGCAGTAACGTTTGTAATGCTTAGGTCATCAATTCCGCCCAATGCCAGGCGGATTTCACTTCTTAATTGCTCTGCATAGCGGGCCTGGTCAGTGCTAACTGCGTTGGGAGTAATGAATCCCACGCGATCAGTTGGTTCCAGGTTGGCAATCACGCGGGGGACTCGCATTCCTGCGCCAGGGCGACCAATGTATCCGGGGGGTTGCCGTGTAACGTTATCCTGTTTATATGTAGAGCTGGAAAGAAAAAATTCAGATTGGAAGCCAGACTGACTTGAAATGCTGGGTCGCTGGGAAGCACCGTCTTTATCGGCACTCTCAATAATGTCTTGCTTAGGACGAGAGGAGAGCAGCGTCGGGTTGCCAAAAAATGATAAGTTGGCGCGAATATTTTTCACCATCTCGTCGTGAGCAACGATTTGGTTGGCTAACCATTCAAATTCACCAGATCCGTCAGTACCAAAAGCATCTGGGTTGTTAAAAACCTCAACACAAGGAATAAATTCCATTGTGTTTATAACAGTTTTTTTGTCAAACAGGCCAACTTCCATAGATGGCGTGTCAAATGTAATCTCTTGCTCGCTATGCTGCTCTTCAATCTCCGTAGCGGTGATCCTAAGCCGCATATAACGCTTATCCGTGTTCAGACCAACACCCTGGAAGCCACGGCTAGAGCGAACTTTATACGGATAAATAATGATTACTTCTTCTAATTCCCCTTAAGGAGAATAATAGGTGCGGTAAGCATCCTTATCGAACCAGTACAGTCGATATGTTTTTTTGGTTGGCCGAATATAAAACAAACCCTTGCCATAACACAAAAAGCGATCCCAAATAGAATCAAGTCTTGCGTCTAATTTGTTAAATTTAATTACTTGCTGAATAAAATCAAAACGCTGGGTACCGAAATTGTCTTGGGCGGGATAAAATTCAACCCCCTGACGGACACCGAACATGCGCATCTGACCCAAATGCGCATTGATGAGCATCGTATCTGCACTGCTCCCCGCATCCCGATTGATAACAGAATCCAGAATATCTTTTAAAATTGTCTTGCTTTCTGTCATCGTGTGGGTTTGGTGCTCACTACAAGATAGCCTAAAAACACTCTAAGTCAATTCTGCCCCGGCTGGAGATATTCGTATTATTGATCGATTTCGTAGCCAGCGGCAATTCGCTTTAAGGTGATCACGTCATCCTCCACCTCGACTTCAAATCGTTCATTGGGCTGCAGTGCCAGATCGTGGCACAACTCATCAGGAAGCGGAATAACTGCAGAGCCATAAGCATCCTGCTCAAGCTCGACGTTGTAATAGCTGGTAGACATAAAAACGATTTTGACTTAAACGAGAATACTCTAACTGCTGTTAGTACTCAACCTGCAAATTACCACGAGTCATTAATCCGTTGCACAACCAGACCAATGCATCGACGCAATCATCGTGCGAGCTTACCCCAAAATTAATAATCTCGTCCGTCAATGGGCCAAATCGGCGGTATTTATTGAAAACAATTTTTCTCTGCTCAAACAATCCCATAATGCCACGAAAGCGTGCAACTTTGTCGCCACGAAAACCTTTGATTGCGTGCCAGTTGATGTTATAAAGCCCGTGCTCTCCGAGACAGATGCGCTTAAAGTCCGCCTCTAGAGATGCTTGGTATGCAACGGCTTCTGACCAGACATCAATGTTGCTTCCAGTAGGGAAGTAACGCCCGTTGTCCTTGTGAACAACCCCCCACTCTTCAGCCATCTCCATCAGGGCTTCAAGTTTTTCTAAGTTACCCATGATTCGGAGACGCTTGCAGTCAATAATTTGAATCTTGTCCCCGACACGTCCGCCCATTACAAAAACGGTGTAATCATTCTGCTCACGTACACCAGCCGACAAGTCCACGCCAATTCCAAGGGAATCGAATTGCGTCCCAATCGTTCCTTTTACAATTAAATCTGGTGAAAGCGAAAGCTCGCTAGTCTGTACAATTTGATTCTGATATTGAAAACTGAATGAAATGGGGGCTTGTCTCCGCCTATCTTGTAAGTACTCAAGGGACCACAATGCCGGCCAATATGAAATTTCATCTCCATTTTCATCCACAGTGATTGCAGATTGGACGATCTGAACCCAATCATTTACCGGGGTAAAGGTGCTGCTATGAATGTCATCATGACGAAATCGAGTACCTAGACAAATGGCTCGCCCACCCTCAAACATCGTGGGGACAATAACTGAGTTCCAGTTATCTTCCATTGCCGCACGAATGTCGCGGTTTTTAATGTCGTCAGCACTTTTAATGGCGTCATCAATAATACATAAATGAGAGCGCTTGGAGGTCACCGCACCTTTTAGGCCTGCACAACAGACCGTAAATTCCTCCTCACCAGTGGATTTAATCCCTGCAAACTTCCAATCAATACTCCAATATTCATTGGAGTTAATTCCTTTTGCAATTTTTACAGTTGGAAAAATTTCTTTATAGATCTTACTTTCTTCGATAATGCGTTTAATTGCAGCACTCTTTGGTCTGGCAACATCAACCGTGTAAGAAATATATAGGATTTTTAATGGTTTTTTGTTTAATGCATGAATTCCTACTGCCCAAGCTGTATACAAGCCAAGAATCGTACTTTTGGCACTGCCTCTTGGGGCAAGAATATCAATATTTGGTCCACCAATTCCAATGAGGCATTCAGTATTGATATCAGTACAAAGGTATTTGTGCCATTCTTTGTGGTGCGCTGCGGGCGGCTTGTCCCCGACCACCTCACAAAAATATGCAAAATCAGTACGTGCTCTTTCTACATCGACATTGCTTGTTTTTTTGACGACACGCTGTTGAGCCGCTGCTCGGGCGGTGCGGCGATAAACGGAATAGATGTTTGTGCCAGCCATGCCAGTAGCTTAGCGCAGTTAGCTTAAGATTCCTCCGAGAGGATCTTGGTCCAAACACCCATTGAGGCCTCTTGTAACGGACCTTCGATTGGGTCGTCCCTGAAAATAGAAAGCATCTCCCGAAGAGCTCGATCGGCACCAGCAAGAATTAACCCTTGCTTGTCCATTAGTATTTTTTCATCTGCTAATTGCTTGATTGCACCACGAAGTTCTTTTTGGAGCATAGCAATACGGGCTGTTCCCATGTCTTGTTTTACGAGGCCCATATCAATTGCATCGCGAAGTTTGGAGATATCAATCTGCATTGATTCAATCTCCACTTCCAGCATGGCATTAAAATTCCTCTTCTTGAATTCCTTTTGGGACCATTCGTCACAATCCACGATGCTACCTTTAAACCCAAGGAAGCGGGCATAGAGGTACATCTGGATTGGAGAATTAGATCGTTTAGAAAATGCAAGGAAGGATTCTCGGTCTTTGTCCGTCAGGCCTTGAATCCACTCTCTCATGTTCGGTATTGTTGCTGTGCTTGAGTGTAGTCCCTATCTTCCTTGTAACGCCGGAACATCTCTTGTTGTAAATCTGTCGTGCGTTGTTCCTGTGCCGTACGACCAATGGTTTCTCTTTGCTGTTCCCCAGTAGTGGTAATTCCTTTACGCTCTTCTTCACCAGTAGTAGCAATACCTAGGCGTTGTTGTTCTCCAGTAGTGGTAATTCCTAGACGCTGCTGTTCACCTGCAGCAGCATAACCCAAGCGTTCTTGTTCACCGGTAGTGGCAATTCCTAACCGTTGTTCAGCACCCTGCGCTTGATAACGTCGCACATCTTGACCGGCAAAGAATTCAGCATTGGTACGGTCCAACTGTGCACCTAATTCCAGATTTAGGCGTTGTTGGGCAGCACTGGTTTCATTCAGTGCAATCTGTGTCTGCAACGATTGCGTTGGTACCTGAGTTGGCGGCGCCGGAGGTGGCGGCGGGGGAGTGTATACAATGTTAGGTGCTTTTGGTTTTTTACTCATGGCTTACAAGCTGCTTGTTTATTTTATCAAGTACTGTATCAACCGAACTGAATATACTGGCCAGCAAATCGACCTGGATACCGGCTTGCCACATCTTGTTGAGCAGCGGTTGCCCGCTGTCTGTCGGCTTCAGCACCAGCTGCAGAGGTAGCTTGTGCCTGTTTTGATGCCACGATATTTTGAATGTTGGACGGTAACTGCTCAGTAAAAGCGCGATAAGCTTGACTTGCAGCCAAGTTGCGGGCAGTTGATTCGGCACCAGCAGCGCTTAAATACGGGTAGAGCTGACGGAGTTGGCGTTCAGACAGATCAGCTGAGATGTTGGCTGCCGCCTCCATCTCTGCAATACGCTCAGGACTTATTTTTTTGTAAAAATCCAAATAACTTTGTGCCCTTGGGTCCAAATCTGGAAGTGCTGAGGCTACATTTTGAACCGTGCTTGAGTACCCCGTGTCACCAGGAGTAAAGGCGACTTCAGGTGACTTGTAATAATCAGACAGATCTACTCGTGACCCAGTTGCAAAATCAATACCGGAAAATAAACCTTTTTGCGGTTTAGAGGGCGAAAATGACGTTGCTGACTTTGCTGCGGGAAATCCCGAGTATTGGAGAGAGGAGTTCCAGTCAATAGTCATGTCACTGATATTGGTATTGGCTGGTCAGTGCGGAGCCAGCCTGAGAAGCGGCGTTGAGGCCCATTTGTTGAGCAGCTTGTTGGCTGCGCTCCAGCATGTTAGCGGCAGTAATAATGTTCTGACGAACACCAGCTGCAGCAAGTTGGCGTTGAAGCTCAGCTTTTGAACGAGCTTCGGAAGCTTGGAAAATTTCGGGAAGCAGCGTACGCATGGCATCTCGCTGTTGCTCAATCGTTTTACCATATTCAGCCCTGCGGCCAGCTGCAACGCCTGCTGGGGATAAAATGTCAAGCGGATTGCCATATGGATCAGTCGCTCCAAATTGGCCCATGCCAGGGGGGAGAGCATCTCCACCATACTGAGCAGGCCCGGCTCCACCGGGACCCATCAAACCTGCGGCGCCAGCGGCTACAGTGCGTGCTGGGGAAGCCATTCCTGCTGCGGGCGTCCCAGCCAACGCTGGGGTAGCCATAAGACCAAGACCACCAGCGGCCAATCCTGCTGCCGCAGGTGCTGCAAGTAGTGCTTTATCCGCCTGGCTGAGAGCGATTCCCTTTGCGGCTTTGGTAGCGGCAAGTTGACCAAGTGCAGTTTTTCCAAGCAGCCCAGATCCTAATGCTTGTCCAGCCATCCGGAATCCTCCGGGTACTGTAGCACCCAAACCGGCACCTAATAGAGCAGACCCTAAGTTACCGCCACTACGTTGATATCCAGTGATGCCTCCAATAGCTGCACCAGCAACTGGCAAAAGGGCCGCAATAGGTAAAACCATTTTTAAATTCCTCTTGTTGTTAGTTTAAATGAAGTAATTTTTAATTAAAAGAAACTACCAATGCCGCCACCGATGCTAGAGCCAAGAGCTGTGCCGACTCCAGGAACAACACTACCTAAAATTCCTCCGGCAAGGGAGCCAATTGCCCCACCGATACCTTGGCTTGTTTCACCAGGAATAAACATTGGGGCTTGCTGTTGAGGATAAAGGGCGGTTAAATTTTCCAAAAGTTTACCGCCACTTCCGCTAATTGCTTCACCAAATGAGGGCTTTTGTGCCTCATCGCGATATTTGTTTGTCTCTTTTGCCTTATCAAATAATGATCCGAATACATCTCTCAAATCATCTTTAGATTTTGTATCCGTAAGACTTGAGGGAAGTTTGGTGTTAAAAGCATCGCCCCAATTGATACCAGGATCTTTTTCGATGCCAGGGAATTTACCACTGGAAATAGGGCGTCCTGTATCAAAACTAGGTTTGTAGTTAAAAGAACTATTCCAGTCCATAATTCTAACGGGATTTAAATAAAAGTTTAATTGTTATCAGCCGTAAATCTTGGAGGCGATTCCCAGAATTCCGTCAATATCTGCATTTGGATAAGCCATTCCTTGTGACTGTCCCGCAGATTGACGAGCTTGAATAACTTGCAGTTGGTGTTGCAACTTCATCTGATCTAACATGGCCTCACTTGCTTGTGCATTTGTGAGGGGAAGGGTGCCAGGTACAAACGGTTGTTGCGAATAAAGCGGTTGCCGCGTGGACGCCATTGGTTGCCCCTGAATCATCCGTTGTCCAAGCAACCCAGCCCCGACCACACTACCTACTGCAGCGAGAGGCGCAGCAGCACCAACTAATTTTGCCACTTGTTCTGGATTTGCCGCCAGCTTGCCAATAAGTCCAGGGGCGTCTGCATAATTAGCTTTGCCGGAAAGATAGTTCAGGGTTTTTTGTTGAGCAGCAGCTCCAACAGCACCCATTGCAACTTTTAAAAAATCGTTTAATGCTTTACCAGCAAAACGAGCGCCAATACCAGTGACCATTAGATTTTTACTCCTCCTGCGCCAGCAAATTTACTGTCGCCAGCTGTATTTTGATCTTTAGTGTTCATTCTACTAGCTGCAGGCTCTTGCGCAAAACGTGCAAGTGATTGCCGTGAAACTGCCCTGTCCGATTCAATTAGGCCGCGCTCAACTGCACCACCTGGCCCACTATATTTTGCCAAAAAATCTCTGGATAGCTGATTTAACGGATCTGGGAAATTGGGCTCGTCAGTTTGCGAAGCACGACTAATTTTTTCCTGGGATAATTTTGCAGTATCTTGAGAAAATGCTTGCTGCCAGAAGTCCGATCCACTTGGATTGAACTTTTGATTAATAAAAGAATTTTTAAAATCGCGAGGATCTGTAATTACAGATGGATATGGACCGATTTGACTACGATCTGCAGGACCGCGACCTTCTGCAAAAGCCGTGTCTTCTGGACCATCATTTCGTATGCTTTTTTCAGAAAAAACCATGGGTCTTTATATTACGCCTTGCCGGTATTAATTTTATTGGCAATTTCCGAGGCAACTAAAAGCTCATTTGCAGGTGTGCTAATAGCTTCTAAGCGGCGTACTTTATCAGCAGCTTTTTGGGGAAGCCAAGCCTGTGCCATGTAAAAGGCTAATTTTTTAATTTCTGCGCCACTCAGATGCCCGTCAGCAACAGCTTCAATAGTCAGTTCAAATGCCTGGTCAACCTGAGAACCGTTCCAATTGTGTAAATTTTGATCAAGAACTGGATCGATAATATTGTAAGCTTTTTGAACAATGCTTCCGTATTTTAAAAACGCTTGAGCCCCTGCGCTTTTCTTTAAAAGAATAGCAAGAGCACTGGCAGCAGCACCTATTGCTGCGGCAATAATGGGTTCTAAAAACGTCATGATATTCACTCTTTAAGAGAATTCTACATCCTCCTAGCTGCTGCCCTTTCCTGCAATTCCGTCATGATGCTGCGTGTTGCCTCGTCGTAACCTGCACGTTGTGCTTTACTTTTCGGGCTCTTGGGGTTTGATAAAACCGTGTCAATTTCTTTTTCTGACATAAGACCCGTGTACAGCGGTGCCGATTCCTGCGCAGATTGACCACCCGGCTTTAACCGTTGCAGCATCCCCATGCCAGGGGCAATCCCTTGATAACCAAGAATCTTTCCGACGTGTCCCATCCCGCCAGGGAATCCCTCTTCTGCATAGTCACCCAGCGCTAAACGAAGCGGATCGCTTGCACCATAAACGTATTCTTTTGCTGGATTTGCTTTGGTAGGAAGAGTAACTCCGACCTCACCACCAGGATAGAAGGCAACCCCAGAAACAGCCGTGCTCCGAGACGGATCAATTTCATATGAAGCAAGCGGACCCTGCTCTTGGCTCATTTTGCTCAGAAATTCGTTCGTTTTAACTCTAGCCGATTTTTGTGCTGCGTCTTTGGCGACGCGAACTGGTGTTGGCTGAGCGGGAGTTACAACAACTTCAGATTCAACAGGAGCGTATTTTTTTGCAAGCATCTGATCACGTACTTGCATCCTTTGTTCAGGACTGTGACGCGCCATTGATTGTGACAGTAAAGCATCAAGTTCACGCACTTCTTGTGCAGATGCGCCACCTTTGACCCCAGCAAGTGCAGGAGGGGCGTACTCCCGTGGACGAGCAACTTCTGTAGCTTGAGCAAGTGCTTCAACGGGCTCTGGCGAGGCAACACGAACGCGGGCTGGGGTACGAACTTCTTCGGTAACAATAGTAGTCCGGGAGGGTTCAATCATTGTTACCGAAGAAGAATCCCCAATCAATTCTTCTCCAGCCTCACTAAGCCCTGGATATTGTTTTTGCATGACGGCATACGCCTTGCTTTTCCTAAAAGCGGCCGCCCTTTCTGCTGCACCCTGTCCAAGCATTTCTTCCTCGGTACCAGGACTGAAATGTTGCTGGGAGCCGATGACTTCGCTTTGGGTCGCAGGCTTAGCTTCGATCGGTCCAGTTGTTGGTTTAGTGGGAGATAAACCTTTTGCTTGCTGGACCATATAAGTCTGGTTTTCAACTACATCTTGACCAAAGCGATCTGATGTCGTTGGCGGCGTAATATCTCCCGAGGCTTGTACAACGGTAGACATCGGATTGGCACCAACTGGATGACCAGTTGCTGGCACTTCACGTTCGTCATCAAGGCCAAGTTTCCCAAACGATCCACTATCTTCTCCAGAAAAATATTTCCCTCCCAGGTAAGCCGCACCAGCTAATGCACCAGCGGTGAGGGCAGCTTTACCCACAACATCGACAGCGCGTCGCATTGGACTGATATTGGGACCGCCACTGCGTCCAATAGTTTTGTTGAACTCATACACTTGGGGCGCCAACGCCATCCGCTCAGTCGGCGTCTGTGGATAAGGGTTGCCTGTGATGCGCGACCAAAGGGCAAAGTCCTGAGGGGAAACAGGCATTTTTATACAAACTTTTTCTATATATAGGAATTTTAAGTCGTATACATACGATTGATTTAGAACCCCTAACGGCCCATAAAAGGGGGCAAATTGGGGAAAAAAATCCAGCACCTGTCAGGCGGGCCTGTTAGAAAAGTTTACGCTGTAGGAAAAAAAGAAAGGTATGTGACGAGTTGTGACAGAACGTCTGTAACGGTTGGCGATGGGCTACAGTGAGGGGACCGAGCCAAGAGGTTCGGATCAAACCACCTAGTGAGGTTCCTATGAACAAGCGTCTTAACAATTTTGTCGACGTTGTGGTGCGGATCGATCCCGTCTTGTCTGCACTTGATTCCGTCAGGATTAAGCTGGACATGCAACAGTGGTCCGATCTGCTTGATGTTCCCGGTGTCGAGGCCCTGATCGATGCGATCATGGATCTAGACAGAGAGGTCAACCGTACGTTGTGATCACTTGGGGGCTCCGGCCCCCTTCATTCCACCTAGTGAGGGCACCATGTTTCAATTTAACGAGCCTTACGATCCTACCGATGACCTGCCGCCAGCGGACATCCGGGAAGACTTTTCAGATCTAACCTTCAGCCAGAGCCTGGATCCCCAGGGAGTACTAGACAGGCTGGCGGTCTGGCTGCCGGCTGACAAGCTGAAGGAGTTTATGGATGACCTGGCCATGGGCCGAGTTTGACACCAGGGGGCTCCGGCCCCCATTTTTTTGTTGAT